CCAAGATTTACTAATGTGTCTGTTGCCGCAGGAAATGTATAGGAATAAGCACCAGACACTACAAATGTAGATGCATAGTTTCCTGATATTGTGATTGTGCTTGCGGCGTTATTTGCTACGCCTGTACCACCAGACGTAGGGGCAAGAGCTGTACCTAAACTTACAACGCCAGCACTGCTGATGGTCATAGCATCTGATGCGCCACTATTAACAACAAAGTGAATAGCGTTTGATGTTGTTGTACCAATCGCCAAATCAGAAGTTGTTGATGTCAAATAAACATTATTTGCACCACTCAAAGAACCAGTACCACTAAATCCTGAAGAATTGATACCAAAGTCACCATAGTAAGTTGTGGCTGTACTAAGATTATTGGTAACGACTACGTCTGCTGATGCAGATGCACCGTTGTTGGTGTTTTGAATCTCCATCTGGATGTAACCATTTTGACTAGATTGCATAGTCAAAATATGGTTTACATCTGAGTATCCAAGTGTTCCATATGAGTAAACACCCTTTGAACTAGATGCTGTAATTGTTCCGCTTGATACATAATTAGTGGCTGATAGTGATGTTCCATCCCATGTAAATGAGGATGAACCTGCAAGAGCACCAGATAAATTGTATTGAACTTGGGTTGTTGATCCACCAACTGATCCAGTAGCCTTTGATGCAATAGTCTGCACAGTACCAGTATTGTCTTTATAGAAAAGCTTTCCATCAGTATAGTTAATGGCTAATTCGCCATTTCCTAGATTGGCTGCTAATGGCACATTTGTAGTGGTACCACTGTTATAAAGATATATGGGTGTGTAATTCGTTGCTGCCATGTTTTATTCCTTAAAAAGTCCCACCGTTCACGCCATAAGCAGTGTTTGTTCCACCATTAGCAATTGGCAAAATACCAGTCACTTGAGTTGTCAAATTGATTGTTCCAAGTGTCTGTTTTAATGCACCGCTTGCATCTGTTGTTCCATCTGTTGACCATGTGTCATTGACGTTCAAGGTCACCTTGGCAATCACCCTCAAAGTACCGTTGTCATTATAGGTAACGGTAATTGTATTGGCAACGGTATCGCCATTTTGGATGTAAATTGTCTTGATGAGTCGTCTTGTCGAGGAAGCTGGGGCTGATACCAAAGTCACTTGTGATGTGCCATTCAATGCACCGTCACTTGATCCTTCCGTAAAAGCCGTTCCTGTGTCATCAGAATAGGCGGTTACATAGCTTGGATTGGTCGTGGTCGCGGCTCCCGCCATCGCCACTGTAATTGATTTGGTTGTTGCGTCTAAAACTAGCATGACGACCCTTTAACGAGAAATAAACCACGCATAAGCGTTGGCTGATGAAGATGAACCGCCACCACCCGTAGACGCAATTGTAATGCTTCCACTTCCATTTGTAATGGTAATGTTGCTACCAGCAGTCAAAGTTGCGTTACTGTAATTCGTGCCATTTCCAATTAACAATGAACCATTGGGTGGAGTTGTTGCCAGTCCAGTTCCACCGTTGGCAACACCCAAAGTACCTGCAAGGGTAATAGCTCCTGTTGTTCCAGTGCTTGGGGTTAATCCTGTAGTGCCTGCGCTGAATGAAGTAACTCCACCAGTAGACGCTGCCCACGTTGCAGTCGTTCCGTTTGACGTTAAAACATAACCGTTGGTGCCAATTCCTAACCTTGTAGCGCTATTTGTACCATTTCCGATGATCAAATCACCTGTTGTAGTGATTGGAGATAGTGCATTAAACGCGCTAGAAGCTGTTGTTTGTCCTGTACCACCGCTTGATATTCCCAGTGTCCCAGCAAGCGTTATAGCGCCTGTTGTGGTGGTTGATGGGGTCAATCCACTGAGTGATGTTTGAAAAGATGTAACGCCACCAGCAGTTCCATTGGCTGCTAAGGTAATCCTACCTTGCTGATCAACGGTAATGTTTGCGTTTGTGTATGACCCAGGGGTTACTGCCGTATTTGCCAAAGCAACTGTTACACCAGTGGTTCCGTTATAGAATCCACCTGAAAGTCCTGTGCCAATCGTCAAAGAACTGATGTTTGATCCCAAGGACGCCCCTGAAATCGTACTATTGATCAATGAAGAATTGCCAATGTTTGTCAGTGTATTTGTTGTCCCACTGATGGTTTTGTTTGTAAGGGTTTGAGTTCCTGACAAAGTTGCAACCACAGTAGTGTCAATTGCAATTGTTCCTGTTGCGGTAATAGTTCCACCAGTCAATCCAGTGCCAGCGGTAATTGAAGTTACCGTACCAGTACCTGCAACAGATGTCCAAGTTGGAGCGCCTGATCCCGAACTTGTTAAAACCTGTCCACTAAGACCTACGGAAGTTAGCGCATAGATTGATCCATTACCGTAAACCACTGCCCCAGCGGTTGGAGTATTTGATGTTCCTGTTCCACCATAAGCCACATTCAATATGCCACCCAATGTGATAGCACCTGATGTTGGTGAATTAGGTGATAAACCTGTAGTTCCACCACTGAATGTGTTCACAACTCCAGTGCCTGATGCTATTGCACTTTGCACAAAAGCAGTCGTTGCAATCTGTGTTGTATTTGTTCCCGTTGATGCGGTAGTAGCTGTCGGGGTTCCTGACAAAGCAGGGCTGTTTGCCAAGACCACTGCACCCGTACCTGTAGTCGATGCGTTTGAGGCTGATGTAGCCCTTCCATACGCATCAAATGTAACCGTGGGTAGTGTGTATGTGCCTGATGTGATTGAAGTCGTTGTGAGCCCAATTTGAGGGCTTGTAGTGCCATTGTTGACGGTAATTTGTCCACCAACGCCAGTGACTGCAACCGTGCTCAGTGATGTGCCACTCAAAGCCAACAAACCTGTGCCTGTTGTGCCAACTAAGTTTTGTAAAACAGTTGAAAGGCTGATCGTTGGGTTGCCTGTTGTGCCATCAGGATTGGCAATTGATACGCCAGATCCGCTAGAAGCAATCTGCACATTGGTCAAGGTTGTGCTATTTGTCTTGACTTGAATGCCGTTACCAGAAGTAAGCAAAGAAGCCAAAGCGCCAGTCACAGCAATGGTATAGCTACCTTGAGCACCACCATCGGTTGTGGTTAAACCAGTGCTGACTGCAATTTGTCTGCTATTGGCCAAACTTGTTTGTTGGCCAACGGTCAAAAATGTCTGTGTTTGTGTGGGCTGAACCGCAATAGCCCCAGTCGTGGTTTGAACCGTCACCCCATTTTGAACAATAGGAACTGACTCATTACCAGTCAAAGCACTTGCTTGAGGCAATTGGGTGATTGTTACTTGTCCACTCATGTTATTGGCTCGTGTTGGGGCTTGGGCTTATGATGTTAATGTTGTCGTTCTGTTGTGGAATATCGTTTCCATTCTGAGTGCTAATGTAGACTTCAGAGGGATTGCCTCCAGGTATATTTGTCCCCGTAGGCGTAACGACCAAACCATTGTCATTTGCAGCAACACTGACATCGGGTCTTGGGAATTGTAAGGTAATTCTTTCGGTTTTCCTAGCTGGTAATCTATAGGGATCTTTTTGATCTGCACACCCTTCTTGACACACCCGTAGACCAGGGAAATTTGGATCAGGCATGGCCTGAATAATTGGTCTTTTCATTTTGCAACGGTCGCAAATGAAGATCGCAATTACTGCGTTTCCTGTGGTGTCTAGAAAGCGTGGCATGCTTACCTTGTGTAGACTGAAATGTTGGGAGCGAAGTAAATCGGAGACTTATCGCGCTCTTCATTCTCAGCCATGATAAAGTAATTATTGGCTTGAGTTTCCAAATACTGAATCCGTGCAATGTCAACCGCAGGCAGTATCAAGCTCATCTGATGAGCTAGTAAATACTGAATGGCTTGATTCCAACGTTGAGGAATCTCCAACTGACCATTCAATCCACCCACATCATCAATTTGGCGTGAATACCAAATAGTCATTTGAATGAACGCATCACTTGGGGCTGGCCACAGAGTGATCTTTGCCTGTGGGATTGTTCTGTTGAACCAATACTGATAAGGCTGATTGGCTGTGAAATTCTTGTTAGGCAGATTGGTATAGTCGTCACGGTTCAAGCGAGCCATGGTGACTTCAGTGGAGTTGTTGCCAAGGTACCATTCACGCAAAGCCAAAGTTGTTCCGCCTGTGGCTTGAAAACGGTAGTATTGCGCTGTGGCACCAGGGTCAATATCTTGGAAAATCCACTGACCATCGGTCACTGTGACGTTTGTACCCGTGTACAAGGTCGTCCAAGTCGTTCCATCATAGGAATATTGAAAGCTGTAGTTCCATGTTGCAGATCCACCGTTGGCAACGTATGGCATAAAGCCAATAGATCCAATGTAAATGCTGTTGTTTGTACCGTAATTGACTGTGTAATTGCCATTTGGCACAGTCATTTGGTTGTACGTCTGTGTGTTTTGATCGTAAATGTAGGCTGTGCTACTGCCATCGCTTGCAGAATATGACCCACTAGGGCGGTTCATCGTGCGATAGAGCGCATTTAAGACATCAACTCCACCTACGGGTAGCAAATACTCGTACTGGTCTGGAATCAGGCCATAAACCTGTTTATTGATCGCCCAATAGTTGATGCCCTGATTGATCAGGTTGCTAAGGACAAAGAACAAGGCTTGCTTGGAACCCTGAACTTGCTCACTCGTCAACTCTTCAGCCAGTTTGCCCGACAAGCGAGCACCCTGATCAATGAAGTTTTGAACTGTGATTACTGTCTGTCCAATTGTTCCGCTGTAAGCCATTGTTAATCCTTACCAGCACTTTTTGTGTTTAGAATTTGTTTCGTGTGTACTAACTTTGCAATGTTTTAAATTGATTTTTCCACTTTTTTCATGGTGTTCAGCTTTATGTTTAACGCTTCCACCCTTTTTAAAAAATTGTCCTTGGTCACCTTGACCAGGGTTTGCAAACCTTCCAACATCAGAATCATTAGCCAAAAGATCTTGAGCATATTTCATTGCAGTTTGTCGATTTGCATTAATTGGCAAAACTGTATTGTATTTTGACAAAGGTAAATCACCATTTGCCATGTTTACATCTTCTTTAATGGACTGGTATTGTGCTTTAGGTGACAAATGATTGCCTGGCATAGGAATATCAGCAGGGTCTCTTTGAGCATATGAATTAATTAAATCCAATTGTTGTTGGATTCTTTCAGGACTTGAATTGATACTAAACCCACCCATAATTTTCTCCTATTACCACCCTGGGCAGTTCCAACGCTTCAATGATGCCTTTGCTCTTGGCGCATCACCTGAAGCATGCTTAACTACCCCTGACATTCTTGCACAAAATGAATCTTTCCTAGCACCACCTTGAGGCTGAGGAGCCTTTAAATGGCTTCCAGTCTCTCGATTGTACTTAGCCCTACCCTTGGCAGTCAGCCCTGCTCCTTGATCAACTGAGAGCTTCTCACCGCGTCCTACGGCTAGAGATGGGCCACCCTCTTTGAGTTTAGCCGTTTTAGCTGATTCACGGAAAGCTTCAGCAGTCGGTGCGCCCTTAGAGCCGACCTTACGCATTTTTTCACCAGAGCCATGAGCAATTCTCTCTTGTTTTCTATGAATATTGGCATAAAGTCCGTTCTTCATTACCAACACCCTTTGTGTTTTGAATTCTCATGATGAGTGGAAACGTTACCACCATGAGCCTTTTTAGCGTGTCTTTTTACACTGTAGGCAATCGCCACTGCCTGCTTCTGGGGCTTGCCTGCGTGAATCTCAGCTTCAATGTTGTGCTCAAAAGCTTTTTTGGATTTGGATTTGGTTAAAGGCATGATTAGGTTCCTACTCCAGTAACATTGTTGTTGGCTTGAATCAATTTTCCATTTACAACTAAACCTGCTCCAATAGTACCCGTACTTGCTTTCAATTGAAATTGCAAATCGTACTTTTGCGTGTATTTAAAAGGATTTGGCCGTGTAATTGTAAAGATTGAAACAAAAGGCTGTTGCAACACACTTAATGTTGTACCAGTTACATTGTTTGTAGCAACCACGTTATACGTCACAATCGTGCTACTTGTGTAGCTATTGGATGTATTAATTTCAACTTGATCTAAATAGAAATCATAGTTTGCAGGAACGCTATACCAAGCATTTTGAGACTTACCAATACCTACGTTGATTTGAGCGTAAGTTGTGGTGCTTACTTTGATTGTGATTTGACCAACATTGGTTGTTTGACCAGAAGCTGGAGTTGCCAAAAACAAATTATTGATTCTTAAATAACTATTAACAGTGGTAGTTCCACCTGTTGCAATAGTTACTGTTTCTGAAATTTGATTCCAGTTTGCATCTAAACCAACTACAAGAACTGTAGCTCCATTGTCAGAAGCAGATCCACTAGCAACCGTCATTGTGGATGCCGAGGATGGAAAAGTGTATGCAGATGCGTTTTCCCAAACTGCAATTGATGAAGTACCAATAGAAGGCTGGTAACCAAAAATACTAACTGTGCTGTGGCCTTCAATTTGTCCACGAGCTACTTGAAGGTCAAATGGCTCATATGCACCTGCCCTAGTAATTGACGCAGTGATTCCGTTACTCATAATTTATCCTTAAAAAGTGGGAGAGCCGAAGCCCTCCCATCTTACTCAACACTTTCTCATTGAGCCACCACGTTTTTTAGCGGGTGCTTTTGGAGTTTCTTTAGAACTAAACAGATTCTTAATTGCATTCACTCCGCTTTTGATAGCGTTGGGAATCATATTTTTATCTGCTTCATTCTCAGCGCGTTGGGCTTTTTCCCAGTTTGCGTAGTCTTGGTTAGCCTTTTGTGCAAATTGGTCGTCGGAGGTGCTTCCACCTCCATCAAACTTTTTTGTTGCACGCCCACCTTTTTTAAAAGTACCAGATTGCAAGCTGTTAGCCACAGGACGGCTGACGAAGTGGTGAGGCATTTTTACTGCCTTACCATCATCGACTACATTACCCCCTGTGGCGTAGTGCTTTTTTGCTGCGTGGCCTCCATGCTTGTAACCGCCTGCATTGGACTCATGAACTTCACCAGTGTGACCCATTTTCTTGCCTGCGGTAGCAGTGTCAGCAGAACGGTTTTCCCAGTCTCCGCCTTCCACTGTGTCATGCTTGAAATGACCTTCCTGTTTGCCCTTCATGGTCGCTGCTGGTATTGCACCGCCAGTAGCCTTATGATGCATCTTATGGGCTTTACCACCATGCTTGAAACCACCTGCATTGGATTCTTTGATTCCACCAGTACCGTGAGCTTTGTCACGCTTGGCTGAGTGCATTTCAGTTTCCAAATAGTCTTTCTCATTGTCCTCAATGGTGCCATGCATCTTGATTTTGCCTGGGTTCTTAGACTCATGAGTGTCTGAAGGGATAGCGCCTCCAGTGGCTTTGTGATGCATTTTGTGCATTTTTCCACCGTGTTTGTAACCTGTTGGTTTACCTTCATGGATTTCGCCTGTGCCATGGTGCTTGTCATGATGTTGACCATCAACAACCATGGTCTTCTCGAATTTCTTCGCATTACCTTTGATTGTTGTTTTGGTCTCGTCACGATCAATAGCGCCACCAGATGCCTTGTGGTGCATCTTATGAGCTTTTTCCATTGGCATAGACTCGTGATGATGGAGTTCTTTCTCCAACTTCTCAATGTGCTTTCCCATGCCCATGTGACCGCCTTTTTTCATGCCAGTCAATGCTTTTCTCACCATTGCAGCGCGAGCCATGCGAGCACGGGGATCCATCGCTGCAATTGCTGGTCTAGCCATAGGAGCCATAGGAGCGCCCATCATGCCACCGTCAAGCTTGTGCTCAACCTTGCCACCCTTTTTGTACTGGTTGGGGTTCATTGCCTTACGACGCTCAGACATAGAAGGCTTCTTAGGAGCCTTACCATGCTCAGCCTCAAATGCGTGATGAGCACCGTGCATCATGCCACCAGAAGCTTCGTGCATGGATTTGTGGCCATGCTCTTCGGCTTTCATGCCTTTGTGATGCACTTTTCCACCTTTTTTGAGCTTCAGAATGACTGAAGGCTCATCGGTGTACATTTTTACCATTGGTTTAAATTGACCCATGATGCCCTCCTATTAGGCTTGAGTTACGCCAAGAGCACCAGTGCGTGTTGCATTGGGGCCAGTTGCAATACCAGGCAATGCAATCACAACGACCAAACGTTTTACACCGTTTGATGCCGTAGAAGGCACATAAGTACCGCGCACATCACCAGTTGTTGATGTTGCAGGTGTGGTCAAATCTGCTACTGTAAATGCGCTATTGCCACCTGTGTCATTGGCTAGAGTGTTATTCCAACCCACACGAACAATGTAGCCTGCGTCAAATACACGCAAAGGTAAACCTAAAATATCTGTTGTACCAACAGTAATTGCCACTGGCAAAGAACCGTTAATTGCAATGCTAGATATTTGGTAGAAAGCTTTCTTGCCAGAGACATTAGCAACAGCAGAAGATGTTGTACCTGTAGCAATCACTTCAGACATTGCTTGTCCGTAATAATCGTATCCAGACACTGTCAAGTTACGGCTAGTGGAAATAGTTCCAGAAGCTGTAGTCAACTGAACTGCACGGGGTGTGTCCAATTGAATGACTGTTGTACCATCATTGCGAAGGAATGACTTGGCATTAGTACCAGCGGTCAACGTCAAGTTACCTGAAGCAGCAGGGGTTTGTGACGCAGCAATGTTGCTTGTGTTTAGTGTTTGAGGAATTACATCCCAGACATACTCACGACCCAAGGGGCCAACACCAACTTCCATTGGAGATGGGTCTTGCAAGCCATAGTTGCCTGAAGCGTAAATTGTGATTGAACCAGTTGCTGATGATGAAGCACTTAGCGTGTAAGTACCTGTTCCACCCGCACCAGTTACAAAAGCAGTAATGTAAGAGTTGGCTGTAATGCCAGTTCCGTTTACATACTGTCCGAGGGTGAGCGAGTCACCAGAGTTCATTGCGGTTACTGTCATTGTGGTGCCAGTTACGGAACCAGTGATAACAGCTTCACTGTTGGTTACATTGGTACCAATGTAGCCTTGGGCTGTACCCAAAAATAGATCATCTGAAAATTGAGGCATTTTTTTCTCCTTGTGGCTTGAACCACTCAGGGTTTAAAAAAAGGGGTGGAAACAACTCCACCCCACTTTGATTAGACTCCAGGTGTACCGTAGGCACAACGGGGATCTGTAAAGCCAACGTCGTAACGCTCTGTGGCTTTGTAGCGCATAGAGTCAGTTTCAAAGTCGCCTTCCATGGTCTTCTCTAGACGTCTGCGCATCAAAAGCTTGAAGCCTTCGGGAGCATCAGTCTGAACCCACCATGCTGTAGATGAAGTCAAACGTGACAACACTGCGGCACCCTCGTCAAGCAAACCGATAGATTTGATTGGGTTGATGTCGTTGTTAGCGTTGCCTGTACGTAGGACAGATTTCAACAATACTTCAGCTTGGAAGATATTGCCTGGAGCCACAATCAATTGACGTGGTACCAAACGAATACGCTTACCGTTGTTGTCAACTGCTTGGCGGATTTGAATCAACATCTGTTCGAGAGATGTTTGAGACAAAACAGCGGCTGTGGCCAACTGGTTGCTGAATGTACCGTTAACGATGGGGTGTGCTGTGCTGATCAAAGACACACCGTCACCGCCAGCGTAGGCGCTATTGAAAGCTGTGTTCAACACGTTAGCTGACAACAACTCTTTGGTCTCAACCAAAGATTGTGCCAAGTGGCGTGCGTACACTTGACCGATACGGATGTGGTCGCCATCTTCCACCAACACTTTTGTCAAAGCGAAGGCTAGGCCATACACTTTGTACAAATAGCGCTTGAGGAATAACACACCACCCTGTTGATAGGTCACTGGAGTGCCATCAGGGAGTTGGGGTGCTGCGCCAAATCCATATAGGACGGGCTCTTCGTGGTAGTTACGGGGAATGCCGTCTTCTTCGCGGAACACTCGGCTCCACTCGTCGGCACGTTGGTCATAGACTCCGTCAAAACACTCGTTAAGAATTGGCTCAACGATGGATCTAAAGTCCGTACTTCGCATTGGTGCTGCCATTGCAATACTCCTTTATTAAACGACTGCAGTAGTAGCAGCAACAAATTGAACATATGGCAACGTTACACGAACAATCGTGTATGCATCACCCCAAGCGTTGTCCACATAGGGAGCGAGATCAACGACACGCATCTGACCTTGAGCACCGTTAGCTTGGTTAGAAGCTGATGCCAAAGTTGCTTGCGACAAACCAGTGGTTGTTGAACCAGCGGTAATGTTGCTGAAGTTGTACTCGTCGCCAATAGACGTTTGAGCCATTGAACCATCTGCTTGAATTTCATAAACGATTTTTTCGTCGTTGTAGAAGTAAGCAACGCAAGTTCCTGCTGTGTAAGCAGTGCTTGCTGGCCAATAGTTAGAGATACGTGCACGACCAGTTGTATCTGTCCACTGTACGCCTGCGAATGCACCAGCGACTTGGTAGCCTGATGATGCTGCGCTATTGCCAGGGGTGGCAGAAGGAACGATTGTGCCGTTAGCAATACTTGACAAGCTTGTAGCTGTCAAGACTGCGGCTGTCACATAAGAAACTGGTTGTCCTTTTAAAATGTTTACGGACAAACCAGATTGAATACCGCCAGCAAGCGCCTGAGCGCGATCCAGACCAGAGGGGTGGAACGCAGGGCGCAAGCCAAACGGAGCATTAGTTGCTGACATAGTCAAACTCCTTTAGGTTAACCCGAAAATACGGGTGTTTTGCTTGGTTGCTGTTCAATTCCGCCAATACCTTCACCCTCAACATTTACAAGCGACTTTCCGTTGCTATCACGTTGGCCTTGGAGACTCTCAATTTGTACACGAATCTTGTCAGCTTCTTCACGAGGTTTGTCGTGATGCTGATAGGTCATGACCTCTTGGAAAATATCCATGGGCAATTTGAAAAGCAACATCTCGTTGCACGATATGTAACCTACGTACTCACCCGATTTAATTTTGTAATCTTCATAGCCTGGTAACTCTTCCGACTTAACGGGTACGTACCCAAGGCGAATCCGCTTATCAATTGAATCGTAGCTGTTGGTTGTTGAAAGCCAGCAAAGGTGCCACCC